ATAACCGAGAATATAATAGAGGAAAAGATACAAGAAATATATTATAAGGAGTTAGCTATACAAACAGCTATATCTCTTATAGCGAATGCAATAGCTAAGTGTGAAATAAAAGTATATGAAAATAATCAAGAAGTAAAAAATAAGCTTTATTATATTTTAAATGTGTCACCTAATGCAAATGAAAATAGCAGTCAACTTTGGCATAAAGCCATTGAAAAAATGATATATCAGAATGAATGTATATTAGTTGATGTAAATGATAATTTATATTGTGCTGATAGTTATGCTCCGGAAGAATATCCAATACTAGGAAACTTATATAAGGGAATTGTAATAGGGAATTTACAGCTAAATAAAACTTTTAAAAGTAGCGAAGTATTAAGATTACAATTAAATAATTCTAATATAAAAAAATTAATCGATAATTTATATGAGCAGTATGGAGAACTACTTTCTTATGCAGCAAAAAGTTATAAAAAGAGTAATGGAGCAAAATATAAATTAGTTCTAGACCAAGTTAAAGCATCTGATGAAAACTTTCAGAAAACATATAGAGAGATAGTACAAAAACAACTTAAAGAATTTATGGAAAATGATAATGCTGTATATCCACAATACAAAGGGTATGATTTGCAGTACATGGATGGAACTAATACAAATAAGGATAGTTCTGATTTTAGGGCATTGAGAAAAGAAATGTTTGAAATAGTAGCTCAAGCACTTCAAATACCAGTTAGTCTTATGTTAGGAAACATTACAAATATGAATGAAATAGTAAAAGTATTTCTTACATTTTGTATAGATCCAATAGCAGATATGATTTCAGAAGAAACTACAAGGAAAACTTCAGGAGGATATGATAATTGGACGAAAGGAAATTATGTAAAAGTAGATACATCAACTATTAATCATATAGATATATTAGATGTTGCTGAAAAAGCAGACAAATTAATTGCATCTGGTACGTGCTGTATAGATGAAGTTAGAGAAATAATAGGATTTGATAGGCTTAACACTAAATTTAGTCAACAACACTTTATAACTAAAAACTATGATACAGTGGAAAACAGATTAATAGGTGATGGACAAAATAATAATGGAGGAGGTGAAGAAGATGAATAAAAAATATTTCCAACTAACTCAAAATAATAATGAAGTTGATATACAAATATATGGTGACATAACATCTTGGGAATGGCTTGAAAGTGATGTATCAAGCTATACACTATCTAAGCAAATAGAAGAGTTAGAGTGTGACCAAATAAATGTATACATAAATTCATATGGTGGAGAGGTGGCGGAAGGTTTAGCTATATATAACCAACTTAAAAGACATAAAGCAAAAGTGAAAACTGTATGCGATGGTTTTGCATGTAGTGCCGCCAGTGTAGTTTTCATGGCTGGAGATGAAAGAATAATGTCACTACTTATGATACATAATGCATGGACGAGAGTAAAAGGAAACTCTAAAGAGTTAAGAAAACAAGCTGATGATTTAGATAAAATTACTCAAGCTAGTGTCAATGCTTATATGCAAGAAATAAATATAACAGAAGATGAATTAAAGCAAATGCTTGATGATGAAACTTGGATAACTCCACAGGAAGCTATAGAAAAAGGATTTATCACGGCTATAGTAAATGAAAAAGAGGCCGAAGAAGTTAGTCAGTCAGTTAAAAAATCATTAATGAAACTTATTTTAAATGCTAAAAAAGAAGATGATTTAAATACAGAAATTAATAATAGCAAAGAAAATAAGAGTAAAGAACCGGAAGAACATACTAAATGTTCTTTTTTTAATGAATTTAAAAATAAATTAAATAGAAAAGGAGGCCAACAATAATGGCGATATTAAATAAAGATATAAAATTTAAAGAAGAAATAACTAAGTTTTTAGAAGCAGAAGATAAAGATCAAGCAGTAATAATACTTAGTGATGCACTAGAAGAAAAAATGCAAAAAATAAAAGATGATGCATTAGAATATCAACAAACTCAAGACAAATCAGTTTTAGCAGATAGAGGTTATAGACAACTTACTACTGCTGAAGAAAAATGGTATAAAGGATTTATAGAAGCTGCTAAATCAAATAAACCTCAACAATCATTCGCAGATTTTATAGGCTCACCAGAAGGCATAATGCCAGAAACTATCATAACTGATATATATAAAGATTTATTAGAAGAACATCCACTATTGACTAAAATAAATTTTGTAAATGCTAAATATCTTACTAAATGGATATTAAATGATCATACAATAGATACTGCAGTTTGGGGACCACTGAACAGTAAAATAACAAAAGAACTTACTTCTGCATTTAAAGCAGTAGACATAACTCAAAATAAATTATCTGCATTTGTTTCAGTTCCTCAAGATATGTTAGATTTAGGACCTACATTTATAGATGCTTATGTAAGAACTATAATGAAAGATGCCATAGCATGTGGAATAGAAAAAGCAATAGTTAGTGGAAATGGTATAAATTCTCCTATAGGTTTAGATAGAGATATACATAAAGGAGTGTCATACTCTACTAGTACTGGATATCCTCAAAAAACTGCTATAAAAATAACAGATTTTTCACCTAAAACTTATGGTGATTTAATTTCAAAAATGGCTAAAACAGAAGAATATACAGATGATAATAGTAAAAAACATGGCGGAAGAACTAGAAAATTTGGTTCAGTATTATTTATATGTAATCAAATAGATTACTTAACTAAAGTAATGCCAGCTACAACTTTACTTAATGTAAATGGAGTATATGTAAAAGATGTATTCCCATTCCCTACAGAAGTTGTAATATCAAATGAAATTGCAACAGGTAAAGCTATAGTATGCTTACCACAAGAGTACTTTATGGCTATGGGTGCAGCAAAAGATGGAGTAATAACTTATTCAGATGAATATCAGTTCCTAGAAGACAACAGAGTTTATAAAATAAAAACTTATGGAGAAGGTAAAGCATTTGATAATACATGTTCTTTATTACTTGATATATCTGGATTAGAAGAAGCAGTAGTATACACAAAAGTAAAAGGAACTGTAGAAAGTACAGTTAAAGGAACTGTAACTACTAAAGCGGGACAATAGTAATAAGAAAGACTAGTCTATGACTAGTCTTTTCTTTTTTAGAAAGGAGAAAGTCATGGATAGTTTATTACAAGATTTGAAAGATAAATTAAACATTACCTGGGATGAAGAAGATACAGAAAGAAAACTTAATATGATAATAGAAGATGCTAAATTAACATTGAATTATAAACTTGGGTATAGTATAGACTACTCTAAAGAGGGTATAGAACATAGCCTTTTTCTTAATTACTGTATGTATGCTTATAACAATTGTATCAATGAATTTGATGATAATTATTTCAATGAGATAATGCAAATAAGGCAAATGTATGAGGTTATAAATTATGAAGAGAGTAAGTAATTACAATGATGGATATATTCGAGTTTATAAGGAAATACCAGTTAAAACTAATTTTGGAGCAAAAGAGAATATTAAAACAAAGGATAATCTTGAATTTATTGTTAAGTTAGCATATGAAGAATGTAGTAAAAGGCAACAAGATTTAGATTTTGCGGAGTCAAATGATAGAACTTTAAATGTAAAAGTTAAAACTAGATTCTATAAAAATATAAATAATGAGTACAAAGTAACAATTGAAAATACACTGTATGACATCATCTATATAGATGAAGATAGAAAGAATAGAGAGTTGTATTTTTATTTGGAAGAGGTGACAGAAGTTGAGTAAATTAGATGGGATACTTGAACAAATACAATCTGTATTGGAACAAACATTTGAGTTACCGGTATGGAAGAACATTTACAAAAGGAAAAGATAAATGGAATTACTTTGTATTTAACAAAAAGGAATTTGATAGAAGTGGTAAAAGTAAACTAGATTACAACTATTATTATCAGGTTCATATAATTATGGAAAATTATATCCCAGAAGGTTTTGAACAAAAAGTAATAAAAGCAATACAAGATAATACAAGGTTAAAACTAACAGATCAGTCGATGCAGTTTAATTATATTACAAAAAATAATACAGATATGGTGGTTGAAATGCTGACTTTAGAATTCACAAGAGCATTTAAGGGATGTGATTTAGATGGCTAGAGCAGTATTTGGATTATCAGCCGAAGATGTTGAAAGATTACAACAGGCCATAATGAGTTATGGAGATGGGGCAGAAAAGGTAATAAATAATTACTTAAAAAACGAAGCTAGCAACATATTTACTCAAGCCATAATAAATTATATTCCTGTATCAAATCGTGATAAGCAACATGCAAAAGATAGCTCACCATTGAAAGCTGAACAGAAAGAAAATTTATCATTATATATACATACAAAAACACAATACAATTATTTGTATTTTCCACAGGAAGCAGAAGGAGTACACTTCCAAGGCAAAGTTCCGAATGATTTTATGCAACATGGGGTAGATGCTCAATATGATAACGTAGTAAACAATTTATTAGAAAAACTACAAAATAATTTTAAATAAGGAGGATTGATAAGATGGCTATATATCAAACTAATTTCGCAGAATATGAAGTCAAAGAATCATCTGTAAAATTTAATGATGCAGCAGAAAGCTCATTTAATAAACTAGGATGCGTAGGTAAATTAGATGAAGAACTAGAATGTAAAGTAGTACAAAAAAAATGTGAAGGTATTGTTGCTAAAACAAGAACAATAGGAACTGGTAATGGTACATTAACTTTATCTTTACATATTAGATATGATCTTTATGTAAAAGCATTTGGAATGGAAAGTACAGACTTGAAAGATGGGGTAGTAGCTTATGGTAGAAATAGTAGACATAAAGAGTTTACTTATGTAGCTAAAGTATTAGATGAAGATGGGCTAGAAAAGATGATAGCTTATCCAAGATGCATAATGGCTTCTGCACCAAAAGGAAGTATCGAAAATGGAGTAGAAGAAATAGCGGAAATTGAAATAGAAATATCAATAATGCCAGATGACTTTGGTAATGGTAAGTATGAAATGGTAGTGACTAATGATGTTGATGAAACAGTAAAAAGTACATGGCTAACTGCATTCACACCGGCCTTAGTAAGAAAATCAAGTGTATAAGAAATCGAAGGTAGGTGATATATAATGAAATGTACTATGCTAGAACTAGAATTAATAGATGGATCTAAAATTGAACTAACTTTAAATTTTGCTCGACTATTAAAAGTAAAAAATAATAATAAAAAGTTATATGAAGAATATATGAAAGCTTTAGAAGGCGGTAAGGGTTTTGACCCTATCTTTGATAGCTTAAAGGTATTATATGTTGCTTACCTTTGTGCTAACTCAGAAAAATTAGGTACAGATGAAGTAATGAGCGAGGATAAATTCATTGAGATGGTACCTCCAGATATGGAGCTTATAAACACTGTAACAGCTGAATTGATACGCCCTAAAAAAAAGTAGGGTTTAGACAACCATTCATTAAAGCTACAGGAAGAGTAAATAAATCAAGAACAAGAATCCCAAAGTTTATTCTTGAAGATTGGGAGGATTATTATACATATTTTGTATTAATTTTAGGAATGAGTGAAGAGATTTTCTTTAATGTAGATTACTCTTCACTTTTATCTATTTTAGAAGATAAAATAGCATACGATAATTACATTAACTATGTAAAAGAAAAAGAATATGAAAAACAAAGACAAAGAAGAAAATAAAAGGCAGGTGATAAAATGGCTAATAATAAGGAAGCAAAGATAACCTTTAAAGCAGAAACTGCCGAGTTTACCGCTGGAATTAAAGAGATGAATAGCAATATTGGTACATTGAATAAACAGTTGAATCTTAATGCTACTCAACTCAAAGCTAATGGTGATAGTGTTGAACTTTTGGAAAATAAACAAAAGCTACTACAAGATAAACTACAAGCCAGCGCTCAAAAAATAGATTATACAAGAGAATGTCTAGAAAAAGCTAAACAAATTTATGGTGAAAATAGTGAAGAAGTAAAAAAGTGGACAGATAAGCTGATAACTGCTGAAACTCAAAACGCTAAGATACAAAACACATTATCTCAAACAAGTTCAAAACTACAAGAATTAGAGAATTCTACAAAACAATCTGAAAGTGCATTAGGCAAATTAGAGTCTACTATTAGTAAACAAGAAAATGAATTAGGACAGTTAAAACGAGAATATCAAAATGTATGTCTTGAACAAGGTCAAGGTTCTCAGGAGGCTAAAAATCTAGAAAGTAAGATACAATCACTATCAGCAGAACTTAAACAAAATAAAGATGCACTAAAAGAAGTAGAGGATGCATCCGAAG